CCTGGCGATCGGATTTATTTGGGGACTATCCGCGCGCGCCTGATTTTCGTCTACCGAAAATTGCGCGCGGCCGCCGGCCTGGCGCACGCTATCCGCCAAAGTGGAAATCATCCGCGGGTATGCCGTCCTCACGGTCAAGGCCTTCGATGAGGAGGCGCGAACCTTTACGGGGATGGCGAGTACGCCGGAGCTCGATCGCGCCGGCCACCGGATCGATCCGCTCGGCGTGACGTTCAAAAACCCGCTCCCGCTCCTCTTTCACCACGATCGCACACAACCGATCGGGACGGTGGAGCTCGAGGCGCCTACGCCGGCCGGCGTGGCGTTTCGCGCCACGATCGCGCGGATCCTCGAGCCGGGAAAACTGAAGGATCGGACCGATGAGGCCTGGCAATCGATCAAGGCCGGCATCATCCGCGGGATCTCGCCAGGCCTCCGCGCGCTCGAGGACGGGATCAAGTTTGCGAAGGATGGCTCGATTACGCTCCTCAAAACCGAGTTTGTGGAGCTCTCGCTCGTGACGATTCCGGCCAATATCGGCGCCACGATCTTAACCGTCAAAGCGGCCGCGATGGGCCAGGATCCGCTCCGCGATCGGAGCTCACGCGCGAAAGGCGCGATTATGAACGCCACCACTCGAGAACAAATTACCACCTGGGAGAACACGCGCGCGGCCACCGTGGCGCGGATGGATGCCTTGATGAAAAAGGCCGCGGATACGGGCGAAACGCTCGCGGCCGCCGAGTCCGAAGAATACGATGGCCTCGAGCTCAAACTGGCCGAGGTTGACAAGCACCTCGTCCGCCTTCACGGCCTCGAGAAACTCGAGCTCGCCTCGGCCACGCCGATCAACGGCGGCGGAAACGGGATCATCAAAGCGGCGCCGCGCGTGGTGAGTCTCCGGCCGAACGTACCGCCGGGAACCGCGTTTGTGCGGTACGCGATCGCCAAGATGCAAGCCAAGGGCGATCTCTATCAGGCGCTCGAAATTGCGAAACAGTGGAAGGATTCCACGCCGGAAGTGGAGCTCATGGTGAAGGCGGCCGTGGCGCCAGGCACCACCACCGATCCCACGTGGGCCGGACCGCTCGCGCAGGTTCGCCAGGCCACCAACGAATTTATCGATTTGCTCCGGCCGGCCACGATCCTCGGCCGGATTCCGAATTTCCGCTCCGTACCGTTCAACGTGTCCGTACCGGTGCAAACCGCCGGCGGCGCGTACTCGTGGGTCGGCCAGGCCGCTCCGAAACCGGTCACGAAATTGGCGTTTGGGACGGCCACGCTCGGGATTACCAAGGCCGCCGGGATCATCGTCTTTACGTACGAGCTCGCCAGGTTGTCCTCGCCGAGTATCGAGGATCTCGTCCGGAACGACATGATCAAAGGGATCGCCAAGTTTCTCGATGAGCAATTCATTCTCCCGGGCGTGGCGCCGGTGGCCGGCGTGGCGCCAGGCAGCATTACCAACGGCATCGCGCCGATTGTCTCGACAGACGATCCGGCCGTGGATCTCCACGCGCTCGTATCGAAGTTTGCAACCGGCAACGTGAGTCTCCGCGGCGCCGCGCTCGTCATGAGCGAAACGAACGCCTTCACGCTCGGCATGATGAAGGACGGGATGGGGAATCAACTCTATCCGGGCGTGAGCGCGGAAGGCGGAACCGTGCTAGGGATCCGGCTCGTACCGAGCAATGCGGCCGCAGATAACGTGGTCCTGATCGCGCCGGAGCTCGTACTGATGGCCGATGAGGGAGGCGTCGAAATCGACGTGTCCCGCGAGGCGTCGGTACAGATGAACGATGCCCCGGACAATCCGCAAGTGGCAACCTCGCTGATGACGAGCTTGTGGCAAAACAACCTCGTCGGCCTCCGCGCGGAACGGTTCATCAACTGGAAACGCGGCCTCGATGCCGGCGTGGCCGTTGTCACCGGCGCCGCGTACGTGCCACCGGCGAGCGCGCCGGCCGCCTAGCGATCGATGGCGCTCCTGGCTAGTGTCCGATCGCGGATTTCGCGCGCGATGATCGCCGGCGCCTCGATCGTGTCTCGAGGCGCCGGCTCCGGATGGCTGGCCGTGGTCCGGGAACCGAATACGGGCGCCTGGCAACGGAACGAAGAAATCCCGCTCGAGTCCGCGCTCCAAAACCCGACGGTCTTTGCGTGTGTCACCCTGATCGCCGGCGATATCGGCAAATTGCGCCTCCGGCTCGTGGCGCTCGATGAGAATGGCATCTGGACCGAAACCGAGTCCGCGGCCTTTTCGCCGGTTCTCCGATCGCCAAACCGCTATCAACTGACAAGCCAGTTTCTCGAAACGTGGCTGTACTCGAAACTCCTCCGCGGGAATACGTACGTCTTGAAGGCGCGCGACAATCGGCGCGTGGTCACGGCGCTCTATGTCCTCAATCCGGCGTGTGTCACGCCGCTCGTGACGCCGGACGGTGGCGTCTACTATCAACTCGCGCGCGAGGAGCTCGCCGGCGTCGTACCGGAGTCCGCGGATCCGTTCATTGTGCCGGCCAGTGAAATCATCCACGATCGATGGAATTGTTTCTGGCATCCGTTGATCGGCGTGTCACCGCTCTATGCCTGTGGAGGCGCGGCCTGGCAAGGCCTCACCATCCAGCAAATGAGTACGACGTTTTTCCGGAACGGGGCGCAACCGGGCGGCCTGATCATGGTTCCGGGCAAGATCGCGCAGGATTCCGCGGATCGCCTGAAAGCGTACTGGTCGGAGAATTTCGCCGGCGACAATGCCGGCAAAGTGGCGCTCCTCAGTGAAGGCATGAAATACGAGCCGCTCGCGCCGGCCTCGGCGAGCGATCAACAGTTGACCGAGCAACTCACGAAGGCCACCGAGGCGATCTGCTCGGCGTATCACGTGCCGGTACCCTTGATTGACGCCAGTATCCAGCCACCCTACGGCAACAGTCCGGAGCCGCTCCTCCAGTTGTACTACTCGCAATGTCTCCAAACGCTCATGAACGCGCTCGAGGCCTCGCTCGATGCCGGCCTCGAGCTCCCATCGCCGTACGGGACCGAGTTTGATATCGATGATCTCGTCTGGATGGATACCGGGACCAAAACCAAAGCGGCGCAAGACGGGATCACCGGTGGCGGCCTGGCGCCAAACGAGGCGCGGAAAAAGTATTTCGGCCTCGGGCCGGTGGCCGGAGGCGAGGCGCCCTATCTGCAACAGCAGAATTATTCGCTCGAGGCCTTAGCGAAGCGGGACGCCGGCGCGGATCCATTTGCGCGCACTACGCCGGCGCCGGCGGACGATCAAGGCGCCATCAATGCGGCCTTTGCGGCCGCGGTCAAGGCCAAGGCGCTCGAGAAAGGATGGCGCGCGGATGTCGCGGCCTGAAGTCCTCCCGGATCTCGAGGCGCTCGCCGGCGTGGTCATAGAAACCGTAGAAGCGGCGCTCAGTCCGTTCTCGCGGCGCCTCGCGGCGCTCGAGGCCTCGGCCGGCGCGCTCGACACCAAGGCCGCGAACCTCGAGCACATCCGCGGGGATCTCGAGTGGATCCGCGGCACCTTGCGCGAGGAGCTCACGGCGATCCGCGAGCGCGTGGCCGTGGTCGAGCACCGCGCGCCGGAACCGGGGCCGCCGGGGCCGGCCGGCCGTGATGGCCAAGACGGGAAAGACGGCCAAGACGGCGCGCCAGGCCGGGACGGGAAAGACGGCGCGCCGGGTAAATCATTTGGCGATTGTTACAAGGGTGTGTACACGGCCGGCCAGGCGTACGCGTTTGGCGATACCGTCACCTATAGCGGCTCCCTGTGGTTTTGTCAGCACGATACTGGCGCCTCGCCGAGTGAACACGGCGGCGCCTGGCGCCTGATGGCGAAACGCGGCCGCGATGGCCGGGATCTCCGGGAGGCCGGCCGTGGCTAGTGAGCTCAGTTTTCCGAAGGTTGTCATACCCGATCCGTTGATCGCGCTCGAGGAGGCCAAAGAGCAACTCAAGATCACCGATACCCTGCATGATGCCGAAGTCTCGAGAACCGTTCTCGAGGCGCAAAACGCGATCCTGGCGTACCTCGGGAAAGGCGCCGATCCGGAGTGGACCGCGGCCACGCTGCCGTATTCCGTGCTGGCCGCCATCAAAATCCTCCTCACGGATTTGTACGAGCTCCGAAACACGGCGGGCGAGGCGCGCGCGCCGGAGCTCACGGTGGCGGCCTGGCGCCGGATCGATGAGCTCCTCAGTATTTTCCGCGATCCGATCCTGGCCTGAACATGGCGCGCATAGGGGAGTACTGGCATCGGGTGACATGCGAGGCGCCGGCCGTCGTACCGGACGGCGAAGGCGGATCGATGGAAACATGGGGACCGCTCGAGCCGGCGCTCTGGGATTGTGCGATCGAATCGGCCACCGCGCGCGCGCTCGAGAATATCACGGCCGGTACCGTGATCGCGCAAGCGACGCATATTGTCCGCGGCCGGTTTCATCCGGGGCTCACGACCAAGGCGCGCCTCGTGAAACCGGACGGCGCGATCCTCAATGTGCTCGATGTGCGCGATCCGAATAGCCGGAAGGAAACAAGTATCTGTATATGCTCGGAGCTCATCGAATAATGGCGCGAGGCTTTGGCGTGAAATGGCACGGCATGACCGAGAACCGCGCGGCGCTCAAGACGCTCGCGCGCGATTTGACGGCCGAAGCGGCGCCGCTGACGAAAGAGTACGCCGAGGCGCTCGCCGGCGCCGTGATCGCGGCGTACGCGAGCCGGACGATTACCGGCGAGCTCGCGGCCGGCGTGGTCGTCTATCCCAAGCGGATGAAATCGCGGTATGCCACCGGATTCCGTGTCCGGAGTACGGCGTTTTACGCGCGGTTTCTCGAGTACGGCACCAAGTGGATCGCGCCGATCCGCGTATTCATACCGCGGCGCAATGCCTATCAACGGGCGCTCGGCCGCGCGCTCGAGCGGATGATGGAAACCTTCAACCTGCGTACGCGTGGTGAGGTAGACATCGGTGGCGCCTGATTCCTGGGAAATCGAGGAGGCGCTCCTAACGCTCCTCCAGGCCGATCCGACGCTCAAAACGCTCGCGCCGGATGGCGTCTGGATTGACCTGGCCGGCGCCGGCGCGAAACGGTTTGTGATCGTGAGTCTCATCGATCCGACTGATCGCGGCAAGTTCGGCGGCCGCGCGATCGAAGATAACCGGTATCTCGTGAAGGCCGTAGGCCTCTCAACCGTGATGACCGGATCGCAAATACGCCAGGCCGCGTACCGGATCGATCAACTCATACACGATCAAGTGATGACGGTTGACGGGTACACGTTGATGGATATGGCGCGCGACGAGAACGAGTCACGGATCCGAGTCCGGCGCGCCGATGAACGCGATCCGGGGTTGACGTGGCTCGAGGGTGGCGCGTGGTATCGGATCCGGGTGTCCATTCCGTAAGGCTCGAGGAGGAGCTCCTGTATGTCGATCAAAAGCGGCCGTTTTGGCCAGGTGTTCTACGATCCAACGGGCGCCGGCGGCGCCACGCTCGTGGAAGTGATTTCACTCAATCACTGGACCTTATCGAAAAAAACAGAGCGCGAGGACGTTAGTTGTTTCGGCAACGTGAACCGCGTATTCGTGCCAGGCCTCCCGACGATCGAAGGCGAGCTCGAAGGCTTCTGGGATTCCGCGGAAACGGCGCTCTTTGACGCCGCGGACGCCGCGACACCGGGCATGCTGAAACTGGTTCCAAACCGAACGGAAACCGGTTTCTTCTGGACCGGCCTCGCGTACATGGATGCCGAAATCGACGTGGATCTGAACGCGCCAACAGTTTCCGGGACGTGGGCCGCGGCCGGCGATTGGACCGGACCGGTACAACCACCGGTCTAGCACACGCGCGCGCGAGGCCTGGCCGTGTTTCGGAAAGTCACGCTCCGCGGCCAGGCCGGCGCGATTACCTGGGGCTATCACACGGCCGCGGCGCTCCGCGCGTGGATCGTCACCAAGGACGACAAGGGCGCCTGGCGCCTCGAGGCCGGCGTGGATCGCGCCGATCGGTTGCAGTTGCGTCAGGCGCCGCTCTTGTTCACGGCGCCGCGGATCGGCCGGCTCGGCCGCGCGTGGTG